GTGTTAATCCAGTTGTTATAAGCTGATCGGCTCGTTGCACAGCTAGTTGCGCTAAATCAGGAGCGCCGTTTTGAGCCAAGGCTTGAGCGTATTGACGGAGTCCTTCAGCACTAGTAATATCAAACTGTGAAGCTAACTGACGAGCCATTGTAGCTTTAGCCATTTCAGGATCTTGTCCGCCCAACAAAGGAGCTAATCCTTCTCCTAATGCTCTAGCACCTTGACGAAGCATCAAGTTACCTTGCTGAATAGGAGATAACTGTACAGATTTGTAATCCTCAACAAATGCTGCTTCCTGCCTCGCTCTACGCAAAGCTGCTGGGTCTACGCCAAATAATCCGCTTACGATTTCTGCCATGTTAAATCCTATTAATCAAATGTATAAAGACCTGTAGAAGTCTGACTTGGAGTTGGTTGTAATCCAATTAAGTCACCAAACCATCCTCCAATTTTACCTCCTACAGTTTGTAACGCACCCGCAGCAGGACCGGCACTGGCTCCTAAGATCTGTCCGTAAGGACTATACGATTGCGACTCGACTTGGTAAGGAGCAGCGGCTCTTGCGCCAAGTAATCCAATCTGACCAGCGGCAGCACCGGCACTGGCTGTACGACCAGCAAGTTGTGCTGATAAATCTAATGGAGTTTGAGCTAAAGACTCTAAACCGCCAAACAAGCCTATTTGTGATTGTAAAGGAGAGAGATAAGCAGTCTGAAGTGCTGGGACTTGTCCTAATAGTCTACCGCCACTTCCAAGTACTTCACTACCAAAGCGAATACGATTCATTGCTTCTTGATCTGCTTCTGCCGCTAGTGCTTTATCTTGTTGGAAGATAGAATTATAATATGCCTGTAAAGCAGGATTAGAAGGCGCTCCGCCAGTTCCGGTATTAATACCTAAACCACCACGACCTGTGGCAAAGTTCCTAGCTGTAAGTCTTCCGAATTCTGCAGCCCGACTTGGCTGTAGTAAACTTTGACGGTCTGAAATATATTTAGCTGCGACTTCTTGCGGATTCGCTCCTAGATAGCTACCACCTAAATTAAATAAAGAAGTTGATCCAGCAGTTAAAGGCTGTAATTGATTACTGATGTCGTAGTTATAGTTCTCAGCAGTTCCTAGTAAACGATCACGAATTCTAGCAATTGTAGGATTAGCTGTATAGCCAGCACTGGTTAAATTGCCGTAAGGGTCGTATTGGAAATTAGAAGTACCGAACCGAGTACTAATACCGATGGGACGAAATTGAGCCATGCCTTGCCCAGTTTGACCTGCTCCATAGATACTAGAGCCGGCAGCGCCTGAAGCCCCTGCACCAGCACTTCCTTGCCGAGATCCGCCTAATAGCCCTCCAGCGGCTCCTCCGATGGTTGCCCCCAGTGCTGTGCCAACACCGGGTACTACTGACCCTAAAGCTGCTCCAGCGATTGTTCCAATTGCACTACCCATTTTAGTCGCTCCAATAATAAATGTAGACTATGTTACCTTTTAAACTTCTTATTTGTTTAAATGTTTTAAAACCTAACGCTGCAATAAACTTCAAATAACCAGTTGTCTCGTATTCTTTGCAGCAAAATAACGGACCACCGTGTAATTCTGTAAAACTATTCCAATCCTTCTTTAACTCTTTAAACACTGTTGGACTCCAGTTATACACATCGCAGTGCATGAACGGGAGACCTTCGTGTTCTTCAATATAAAACTTATAATCCGGTCTAATGATGACAGGAATCTTAACCATTAAGTCTTCATAATAAATGCTAACGCATAGTACGGAGGCAAGTTCTGATTTGTACCGCTAGAACCTTCAGTACTGTTAGAAACAGTAATTCCAGTTGTTGCAGAACTTGTACTATTTGTTTGACTACTTTGAAATCCGTCATTGCGTCCACGATTACTTGTATTATCTTCATTTTGTAATTTATTTAATGCGTGGCTGTGTCCCGGATCTGTAACGGTTGCTGTATGTGTATGGCTTACTACTATAGCATCTTTAGTACCACCAGTTTGTGTGTTGCTTCCAGTGACTGTAGAGTAAGCTACACCAGCAGTATCGCTGTGAGCGCCAATAATAAAGCGATTGCGTAAATCAGGAGTGCCGTTAGATCCGTTACATAAAACCCAACCAGAAGGAATTGTAGCAATTGTGCCAGACCACATCATAATCATACCAGATGTAAAAGCACTAGCTAATGCAGTTTGAACAAACGCAGTCGTTGCCAACTGAGTTGTGTTCGTGGCAGCGGACGCTGTTGGTCCTGTAGGAGTGCCTGTCAATGCAGGACTATTTAAGTCAGCCTTTGATGAAATAGCAGAAGCTACCGCAGTTAATTCGGTATCAATCTCCGCACCTTTAATGATCTTACCGGAGTTACCAGAAGGTAAGCTATCTTTAGCGGTAAAGTTTGTTGATTTTACATAATTTGCCATGTTCTATCCTTAGACTAAAGTCTTTCCTTTTTTGATTCCAATATCAATCTTCTGAATTGATAGCGGATTACCATTAATGTCGGCTTCCAAGCCAAGCTGCATTACAGTTCCTTGTCCGCCAGCATTGACGGAGAAACGATCTAAAACAATTCCTGAAGTATATTCAGCAATGTTATACTCACCGATACCATATTCATAGACAACAGCAGTGTCTAAAGTATAAGTAGTTGCTTGATAACCTTCGGTATAGTCAAATCCCCACTTAACAGCAACGGACTGATTTGTACCGCCAATTAATACCCAGCCAATCTTCTTTAGAATCTTTAATGCTGTAGAAGCATCAAAGTCAAAGTAATTTGTGTAATACTGCAAACGGTAAGAACTTCCGTTATCAGAATGTCCGTAGTATTTACCGATATATCCGGGTTTACCAATATACAGTTCTTTATTTTGTGTTACAAAGAATGCTTTTGGCTCAATGTTATCCCAAATAGTTACACGAGCAGCACCGTCTTGTAATGCACCACGAGTATCAAAACAATAAGTAAATCTAGTTGTTGGTAAAGTCAAGAGATAAATTGCATCTCTTTCGTAATAAATACTCTTAATCTTTGTTAAATCTGTTTCTGACGATACTGCTGACATTAATTCATCACGAACATTCTTAGAGACATCTCGCATAGGCAGTGACTTCTCTTGAATGACTCGTTGTAAGCTACGCACACCAGCATCGGATAAGAAGAATACATCTGTACCGATACTCTGAACTGAGTCACGAGCAATACAGCCAACATTGTTTAATACTTCAACTAAGGTCAATGATGCTGTATCTAATGGATTAGCGTAGATTGCTGTATTCCGACGACCAAAGAATATAATGTATCCGTTGTGTGCTGCAGCAGCTACTACAGGGTCTCCATTAGGGAGAACTTCTTGTAGGTTAATATAACCAGCAGATCCGTTCTTAAAATCTGTTCCAGCTAGTAAGTCACTAAAATAGACAGTCTGGGTATCGCCTGTGATGCCGCCACACCAAATCCTGCCGTAAGCGGATAAGACCCAGCTTGGCATGAATGTAGAGGTTGAGTGATTGGACGGCAATTTAGCGTCGTCGCCGACACGCTGAAAGCCAAAAGTCCCACTATCATGAGCATCAAAAGCACCGCCAGATACAGGTAATTCGTGATACACTAACATTGGATGTCCAGCTTGTGCCATATACACATGAGGCTGAAAATCGCTTACATCGCCGTAAGACAGAGCAGCGCCTTGCCAGTTGTTTGCGGTAATCGTATAAGTAGCATTACCGCTATTGTCTGCGTTGCGAACTGTCTTAGTAGTCATTGTCGTTGTACCGACAAATAACTTATTGTTACCAGCGCTGAGGACTTGGTTACTTCCGCCATCAACTACTTCAAATATAAACTCAACAGGATTAGCAGCACCTAAGTCAGTATTAACTGAACTGTTAACTGCTGTCCATCCTCGTCTTGCTCCGATACGACCGTATTTGTCGATAATACAGTTTTGTGCTTTTAAAGCAAAGCCTGACGACAAAGTAATACTGGACTCGGTGGTATTTAAACCATAAAATCCCGGCGCAACGATTGACTGCGTTATTAACTGACTAGCCATTTACTTAGTACTCTTTGTAAGATAGGTTGCGGCTTTTAAAGCTGTGTCTACTGAATCTTTTAAAAAACCAATAGCTGCATTACACGGATGGCATAATAGTCCACGAACAACTCCTGTTGTGTGGCAGTGGTCTACAAATAGCCTATTTAAATGCACTTCGGTTTCATCCTTTTCGCAAATAGCACATTTATGATTCTGCGCTCTTAACATACTTTCATACTGCTCTAAAGTTATGCCGTATGATTGTTTAAGTTTATTCTTACGACCTTTTTCTTTTTTCTTGATTGGTTCCACATTTCTAGCCCAATCTCTATTGTATTTACGCTGACAATCTTTACATCTGCTATTTATACCATCTTTATAGCCTTTTCGCTTTGCAAACTCACTAATCGGTTTAGTTTCATTACATGAAGTACAAACTTTACTCACCGAGATACCCACTCCGTTTCTTCGATATAACGATTCGACTCTAGCGAGATTGCATCAGCTAAACTTTGGCGATAGAGTGTATATGTTTCACCAGATTGTACGCCACCATCTTCGCCACGCTCAGCTTGCGCCCTAGCCAAAGCACCTAAGATTACTGGCTCATGAGGAACTAATAGAATATCAGCGTTAGCAACTAATGGTTCTTGTGGTTTAATAATGTTAAAACGAATATTATAAGCGCCGTTAGGAATAGGGAAAAGATCCACCTGAGTATCGCCGTTGCTATCTGTTCCGTTAAAGTTATAATACTTTGGACTTCCTTTCTGTGGAGTTGTCAACAAGAACTGTTGATCCATCCAAACAGTAGGAGCATTTTCAACAAAGAAGTTATCGGTATCGTTTAGAACATCGATAACACGAAAGCGTTGTCCTGAACCAACAAGGACATAGTTAAACACATCAGCCGTAGTGGTTGCTGATAGCGTCTCTGACAAAGCATTCCAATTGTAGGAATCTTCAACCTGACGCTTGGAGTCATTGACATAACGAGCTATGAGCTTTACATAGGCGTTATCCGAGACAGAAGAAGCCTCTGGCTCTCGCAAGCGGATTAGGACATCATTAACAAGTTGGATATAATTATACGAAGCCATGCGTTATCCTATCATAATTTGACTATTTTGTCAAGTAAAATCTTTACTATGAACCACAATCCCACTTCTTTAATGCCAAGGCTTTGCGGGTAGGTCTGCCTTTACTGTCCTTCATCGGACCTTTTACGCCTTCCATCCTTGCACAGAAGCTCTTACGCCTTTTGGCTGCTTTAGGGGACTTTTGAGCCTCTTTTGCAGAAACTGGGGGTTTAAGGTTAGCGCCCTCAGTTCGCTTGAAATAAGCCCTTCCTTTGGCGTTTAAACCGCCTTCAGGGTTCTGATATACCTTTTTAACCATTATTTCTTCTTCTTAGCTGTTTTAGCGGCATCTCTAAAGTCTTTAGCCGTTGGCGCACCTTTAGAGCCTACCTTACGCATCTTCTCGCCAGATCCTGCAGCGATACGACGACGCTTAGCTGCGATATTAGCATAGAGTCCCTGTTTCATTAGCGACCCCTTCCAGCACTACGCTTCATTGGCTTTTTAGACATTCCTGCAGTACTGAGTGCAATAGCAACTCGCTGCTTAGGAGGATAGCCTTCTTTAGCTAATTTAGAGATATTCTTACTGATTGTCTTCTGGGACTTGCCTTTAGCGAGTGGCATTATTGCTCCTTAGTTATATTGTTGTACGGTGCTGCGTTGCTCTAACTCTACAGTGACGATACAGGTAGTTACTGAGCCTGTCTCAGATTGTACTCTGATCTCATCACCTTCATCTAATACCACATAAGCCTCGCCATCGATGCGGAGGAAGTTTTTAGCAGTAATAGCATACTCGGACAATACTTCAATCTCAACATTCTCACTGGCATCGTACCACCAAACGCTAAGCCACTTAGAAGAAGCACTATGATTAGTAGCAAACAATAAACTCCACTTAGCAATATTCCTCGTGGGAACTGTAAACATTGTAGTCTTAGTATTCGCTACTAGGTCTTTACCTACGGAATGTGGTCTACTCATTTCTTAAATACCAAGTCAGCAATCCAAGTTACAAAACCACCAAAGACTGAGGCAGCTCCCATGATAGCCCACAAAGATCCTTTAGATCTCTCAGCCATTGCTACGAGTTTCTTAATGTCGTACTCCATTGTACTGACTTTGGATTCTAAGTTCTCAACAGCTTGAACTAACTTGCCGTATTCTACTGGATCGATGTCTGCCATGATATTATTATTGTGGTAGAGTGTTAATAAATTGTTCA